CCATCCTTCCAAAAGAAAGTGTATCACATGAAGCTTGCGAAGTGTATGTCTTGCGGTCTTGCCTTGCAACCTGGTAGGCAGTGAACACCTAGACAGTAGTGAACAGCTGTGCACCAGGGGGGGAGGGGGGTCGCGTGTCGTGCGCGTTGTTGTATATATATACATAAACTGCCCTTTAAAAAATGTAACTCAATTGGGCTATGTTTTACAGGGTATACTTATGAGGTGCGTTTTGCACTTTAGGGTCTAGGGCTTGACATACCCAAAGGTGCAATATACACTTCAGGCTATGAGGTCATTGTTGGACAAGGTGGAGTGGAGATATAATCCTGAGTGGAGTTTAATGGAAGAGGAAGAAGGAATATGGGGGGATGATCGCTTGAGCTTAAAGGCTAAGGGGATATGGGCGTATATGAAGTCTAAGCCTGGCAACTGGGACTTCAGTGCTAAGAGGATAGCAACGGAGAGCAAGGACGAGACTAAGAGTGTCCAGCGTGGCATGAAGGAGTTAGAGGAGTGTGGTTATCTGAGTAAGAAGAAGCTAGGCAATGGTAGGGTTCATTATACGCTCGTACCAGAGTCCTACATAGGTGTAGAGCCACGACTTGACAAAAGTAGTTTAGATGATAGGAATGAGTATAAGTATGGGGGATGAAGAGACTCAGTTAGATTTAAAGACTAGGATGAGGGATGCTTTAGCTCCTATGCTTGCTAACGAGCAGGAGAAGACAGCTAAGAATAGTTTGCCTAACAATAACCCAGAGAAGTGGTTGACGGCAGCTTCTTTGTTTCTATCAGGGGCTAGTGTGCATGAGGTCAAGAAGACGATGACCTTGAACCATCACATAGCCAAGCGTATCAATGGTATAGTCAAAGCGTCTGACGACGCTAGGGTGTTTAGGCAGGAGAGAGCTATACAGCTAGCTTCTACGATAGATGAGATTAATAGCATAGGGGAAAAGATAGCGGCTAGTTACCTAGATGGTTCTCCAGAGGCAGAGGAGAAGATAAAGAAGGCAGAGACTAAGGACCTAGCTAACCTAGCGGTAGCACAGGAGAAGCTACACAGAACCTTTGATAATGTAACGGGTAACAACATTCAGAAGATAGAGGTTAGACACATAACAACCCCAGAGGAGGCCATGAGTCTTATAGATTCGCTGCCAGAGGCAGAGGTAATAGATTTGGAGGAAGATGGCTAGGTCACTAATAGACGAAAGCTATGATCCCATCTACGATCAGATTCGTGGAATACTGGGAGAGCATTTCGAGAACTACTGCTTTATTGTAATGGATGGGCAGGGTGAACTATTTTATGACTACAATCATTTGCCGGCAGGCAGAATGCTTTTGCGTGAGATGCAACTAGAGATTGGTGACGACAACATAGAGATTGAGTGGGAGTTTGAAAGCGACCCAGATGATCCCGAAGATGATGCAGTGGACTAAGCACCCAACGATACACACGCCTGACAAAGGGCGACTCAAGGCTCTCCTGGACTCAAAGGGGGCGCAGGCTGTCTATGACGTATGGAAGGCGCGTGAGGATGCTATCAAGCTTACCATAGACGATCCTCTGCGCCATGGGGTTAACTTAGTTAGCTGGGATAGGATTAGGTGGGCATTGTCCGAGTATAACGAGGTCTTGGTTCTGGGTGGTAACCGTGGTGCAAAGACTACGGGTATGGCTAAGATATTTATGGAGTCTATTACCAAGCACATGGATGGACACGTAGTATTGTTCTCACAGAACGCTGACACGTCCGTAAAGGTTCAGCAGGCTGCTATATGGGAGTTCATGCCCAAAGAGTTTAAACGCAAGACTAAGGGCATCGAGGGCTACATTAACTACTCTATGCAGAATGGTTTTACAGGGCAGTCTTTTATTTTTCCAGATACTAGAACTCGTGTGGACTTCAAGACCTATACGCAGTTTAGTAATAACCATACCATCTTAGAAGGTTTTGAGTTTGGGTTTCCCAATCTAGGCAATCACCCAGAGAACGTAGGTATTGGCAATGATGAGTATCTAGGAGACTCTACGCTTATCAACACACAGCGTTTCCGTCTAGCTACTAGAGACTCCAAGCTAGTCACAGGGTTTACTCCTATCGACGGCTACACAGAACTCATAGCTGACTACCTAAGAGACGCAGAGATATTGGAGACTAAACACGCAGAGCTACTAGATGAGCCTGTAGCTGTTAAGCAGTATAGCGTAAACAGGGATGCTGGCATTGTGTATCTGCATACTAACGAGAACCCCTTTGGGGGCTATGATCGTATAGCCAAGGATTTGCAGGGCAGACCAAGGGAAGAGATACTGACCCGTGCATACGGAGTGCCTGTTAAGTCTATGACTACTCTGTTCCCATTGTTTAGCACTAAGGTTCATGTAACAGACGAACTGCCTACAATAACCGAAGATACACACACAGTATACCAGGTAGTTGACCCTGCTGGTGCTAGGAACTATGTAGCTATATGGGCTGCGGTAGACAAGCAGGGGTTTATTACCATCCTACGTGAGTGGCCTGACAGGGACAGCTATGGTGAGTGGGCATTGTCTGGTGATCCCAAGTGGAGGTTTGGTCCAGCAGCCAAGAAGATGGGACACGACATTCAAGCATATATAGAGGAGTTCAGAGATATAGAGAGTGACTTGGGCGTAGAGGTGTTTGAGCGCATAGGTGACTCGCGTTTCTTTGCAAGAGAGAATGAGGACAACACAGATCTGTTTGAAAGCTTTGCTTCTAAGGGAATGTTCTTTATACCATCGAGTGGGGCAGACATTGAGACTGGGCTGTCTGGTTTAGACGAGTGGATGCTATACAATCCTAATGCAGAGGTAGATGATGCCAATAAACCAATACTCAAGATACACTCATCCTGTGGCAATTTAATACAAAGTTTAATTAACTGGGGACATAAGGGCAAGGTAGATGAACCGCTGAAGGACTGGATTGACCTTCTACGTTATCTACGCATGGCAAATGATGGCTATGGTCCAGACTATGTTTCTGACACTTCTATGAACACAACAAGAAAGTCCGAGGGAGGATACTAATGGCAAAGAAAAGATTATTTCAAATAGCAAAGGAATGTGAAGTTCCTTTTGAGGAGGCTCTGGAGCTAGCGTTTCAGCACCTAGAGGAAAACATGATTACAGGGGGAAAACATTTAACTTGGATCAACGAGGCGGGACAAGAGATATTAGATGATGTTATGCCCATGCCCAATGTCTCTGATAACAAAGAAAGCGAAGAGGAGCCAAATAGATTAATATACAGGGGCAAAGTTTTAAGGGAATGCCCTAACCCCCTGTATGTTGAAGTCCATCACCGAGAATGTTTCTGTAAAGTTAACGTAAAGATTACCCGCAGGATGCAAGGTCAGCTTGTTGGAAAGATGATTTATTTTGAAGAAACTAAAGATGGAGACATAACTAAATATCATTGGATCAAAAAGATTTGATATATATGATAAACTAATAGCTACCAATGTTAAGCGATAAAATTTCTGAGGAACTAACTTACGTCGGCAAAGAACCAGGTGTTCAGGCTCTTCGTCAAGCATACAGTCAAACTTTAAACGAGCTAGACTCTTATTTCGATCTATGTCGTAGTAGCTACGATGACAGACGTAACTGGTGGCCAGGCAAAAGCCGTGACCTGCGTAAGCATGGTTCTGACGCTTTTCCATGGGAGGGTGCGGCAGACATGGAGTCCCATGTTATTGATGAGCGTGTTACCAAGTTGGTATCATTGTTTATTTCGTCAATGAAACGAGCCAACGTCAGGGCTTACCCTGTAGAGATGGGAGACATCTCTCGTTCTAAGGTAGTGTCTAACTTCCTTAAGTGGATGGTATCTAGTGGTTACATCCCCCGCTTTGCCCAGGAGATGGAGCTAGGAGCCAACTATATGTTGGAGCGTGGCTTGTTGATTACCTATGTGGGATGGCACAGAGAAGACCGACGCTTCCTACAGAAGCTAGACATTAATCAGATTGCTCAAATGTCTCCAGAGCTTGCTGCTATTATTCTAGAAGGCAATGACGACGATCAAATCATTCAGCTTATAAAAACAACTTTTGACGGTGTAACTGACCGCAAAGCCAAGAGAGCACTCAAAGAAATACGAAAAAGCGGAGTCGCGGAGCTTCCGGTAGTTCGCCGTCAAATTGATGTTCCGGATGTAAAGACACTAGCACCCGATGGAGACTTCATGTTCCCAGCTTATGTCACCGATCCTCAACGCTCACCATATTGCTTCTGGCGCACATACTACACAGCCCAGGAACTAGAAAACAAAGTTGTTACCGATGGATGGGACGAAGACTTTGTAGACTACATGATCGAGCATTACCGTGGAGTAAACATTGATTC